GTCCATAGGTACGTCTTGGTCATCCATAAGTTTGATAAGCTCACGGAAAGCAGCATCAGAGAAAGAACCGATGTCAGCAGTACCGTCAGCATCGTATGCTTCTAGAGCACCAGTAGATGTGTTGATCTGGTAAGAGTTGCTGTGAACCCAAGAAGAACCATCGCCATCGCCTAGAGACTTACCAAGAACAAATAGGTCGTTGTCGATCTGTGAAGCTAGAGCGTAACCAGCGTCATCAGTGTAGAAGCGACGCATAGAATCTAGAGCTTGAACGCCTACGATGTCCTCGATCATGCGAGAGTATTCGTAGTGTTTGTTGATGTTAACAACTACTTCTGATTCAGTGTCAGCCTGGATAGTTACTGCAGTGTTAGCTGCTTTAGCTGTTGCAGAACCACGAGTTGGTTTAGGGATGTGTAGTGCATCGCCTTTCTTACCAACCATAGACATTTTGTTTACTAGGTTAGCTAGAACTAGGTTCTTTTTGTATGCAGCTACGATTTCGTCAGACCATAGTTCTGGGATGAAGGTATCTGCGTTTGCTTTGTTGACGATTGAACTTGAACCGCCAGGGTATGCTACTTTAGCCATTGTATATTCCTAATCTATAATAAAAGTTACTTAACTCGACCTTCAGCGTATGCTGCTCTGATCTCTGGAGCTAGAGCTTCATAGCGTTCAGGGTCTTTGCGCATGAGGTCAATGATGTCTGAACGACGGTATATCTTACGACTTGGACGCTCACTTGAGCCTCGTGAAGTGCCTGATGAAGCTGATTTGACACTCTGTTTACGCTGAATCTTCTCTGCTTCCGCTGTAGCCTTTAACGTACCTTGACGTTCTTTCCACAGCGTTAGTAGTTCATCAGCAGCTTCGTAGTCGTAGCCCTGGTCCGCTTGCTGTAATAGCTTAGTTCGGATCTTGGACTTCTGTACCCACTCAGCAAACTTAGTGTCAGCAATGATCTCTTTATAATCTGGATGTTCAGCGTTTAGCCGTGATACAACTTCTTGTTGCTTCATCTGTGCAGCTAACTGCTGAGACTGTTGCAGACTAGGGTGATTTGCTAACAGCTTCTCGATAGACTCTTTAGGGTTATCAAAGAAGTCAAAGTCGTCTACATCGTTAGACGTTTGGGCTTGTTCTTTTGCGACGGTTTGCGCCTTAATGAAGTCATCGACGATACGACGAAGTTCGCCAACCTCCTGCCCCTGTTTGCCTAGCAACTGCTCTGCATTCTGGTGCATTGCAACGATGTCCTTGATATCTTTACCTTTGTACTTATCAGGGATAGCGTCTTCGGTTTCGCCTTCTGTATCTTGTTCAGTCTCTACTACTTCTTCAGAGGTTGCCTCTTCGGTCTCTTCGAATGTTGCAAAGTCTTCGTCTAGTTCTTCTTGGCGTTCGTCAATAAATTGTGCCATTATCATTTCTCCGTGCCTTAAGCATTGTGAAGATTTAGGTTTACAATGGGTCCGAGTAGTGCAAAGCCCTCCGCAGCTACTCAGCTTGTCCATCGGTTAGTGAAGCATAGGCTGCTTCGATGCCGTTTTGGAATCCAAGCATACGTTTCAATATCGAACGCTCACCTTGGATACGATATAGTTCTTTGTCGTCTTTGACATGATCTATATTGTAACTATTGTGAACCTCTTCAATGTCCTCGATAAAAGCCTTCCAGCCTGGTGTCAAGAACATATCAAGATATTGCTCGTAGTACTTCTCTTCATCGTTCACAGCGTTCTCCTTGTCGGGTGCTGATCTATACTATATAGTATACCATAAGTCAAGCTAAAAGTCAAGAACTTTCTTAATTATTTGCTTGCTTTGTAGTTTTAGTTGTGGTAGAACGTGAAGAAGGCTTTGCAGCCTCCTCCATAGTCTTCTCTAGTTTCTCTACTCGAACACGGAGATCATCAAAGATTTCGTTGATCTGGTTGAGGATATTCTGCATTTCTGTCTTGGTTAGCATTGTCCATCATCTCCTGTGGTGCTGACATTGGGTTAGGTCGTTGTGCTGCCATCTCCTTCATTCCAAGCTCACGTTCTTTAAGAAGAAGTTCTGCAGCTTTGAAGCGTCGCTCAAACTCTCGATCATCGGCTGCACCATCATCCAAGTTGGTTGACACAGCTTTAATGCGATTCGTCTCAGCGTTGTAGTTGCCCTGTTGAATCTCTGCTTTGTACTTCTCAGCTCGTGCAGTTGCTTCAGAGGCTTGAGCCTGTAGAGCTGCTGCTGTAGCTTGCTCTTTAGCCAGTTGAACTTGCATCTGCATCTGTGCAGCCTGCTGTTGTTCTGGATTAGGCTTACCAGCTTCACGTAGCTTCATAATCATTTCTTCACGATTAGACAGGTTCATGTTCTCAATAACTGATTCGATCAGCAAAGGATACAATGGGCTATCTGGTGAAGTTGTCTGTAGAAGCTGTACAAGCTGTGTTACTTCGTACTCACGAGCAATGATGCCTAGAGAGCTTGAAGCTACAAACTTGTAGTCCTTCACAGGGTACGATTCAGGGTCAAACTGCATATAACGCCAAGCCATCTTCTGTACCATAGGGATTAGGAAGAGTTCTTGGAAGTTAATAAGTGTACGCTTGTGACGCTTGATGATAGCACCAAGAGACATGCTGATACCTGCTGCAGTAGCTTCTGAGCCAGCGAATGATGGGATACCTGCTGTATCAATAGCACCTGTAGCTTGCTGAACCATCTGCTGTA